ACTGATAAACTAGGTTGATGATACCAACCATCTAAACGTCTATCATCACCCTCAAGAATAAACATTGATAATACAAATACCATCTCAATCATTGGTGCGTTCCATTGTTTCTTAGTTTATCAACTAAAGTTTCTAAATCTATTATACGTTCTTCTAAAAATTGCACTTGCATATCTACCTTTTGTATTTGTGGCATATCTGCCTCAACATTGCCTTTTAACTTTTCTTGGTTGGTAGCAAGAAATTCCACTAACATATAAAGTTCATTTATTTGTGGACTAACCATATTACCTTTAGGCACTCCATCTATAAACTCATTAGCTTTGTCTAAATCTTTAGATATTAATTGTAATTCAGTTTCAATAATGTTTAATCTTTCCATTACTCCAAATGCAAACCAACTACCAACTAATATAGCAAAAATTATACTTAATAAATTTTTTGCAGGTAAACTTACCTTGCTGTCCTCTGACAAATTTATTTTATTTGGCATTACTGTTCACCATCAAGTGATGCGTTTACTTCTACCCCCATTGCATCTGACCAAGTTGCATTAGATGGTACTTTAACCTCTATCTTATGATATTTGCCAGATTGTCTAAATGAGGCAACACCATTATCATTGCAAGTTGTAAAGCCACTTTGTTTTGTAGTACCACCTGCACGTTCTCTACTCACTAAATTAATTTGACTTGGTGTATATCCTAAGTAAGTAACATTTAAAATATTTTGGTCTGGTGCAACCACAATAGAGAGTAGGGTATCATTAACAATAGTTGCTATGATAAACTTAGCATTGTTGAACTGACTACTTACATCATTTACTCTTATGACATCACCAACTGTAAGTTCAGTTGTAAATTTAGTTCCAGTGCCATTAATTGTAGTTGATGTAATACTTATTGTGCCACTTGCAACTTTAGGTTGCACATCTATAACTGGGTTTATGCTAGTCATAAATGTTCTTTTACCATCTGCATATTCTTGTTCACCTATGCTTATAGTTGCCTCTAAATTATTACCACTAAAAGTACCAAACTTATTATTGTTATCAAAAGCAGAGAAAAACAATGTTCCACCTTGCCATATTCTACTATCAAATGAATCTGTAAATGTTTCAATATCAGTGCTTATATTATCAAGTGCCTCAAGTGTTGTACCAGTGGTAAATGCACTAGATACATTCTGCGTTGCTACATCTATATAAGACCATCTATCAGCAGAATAATTATAACAAAGTATTCTATCTGGATTGCCACCAGATGAGTTGGTAGTAGGGTACGACCAAAAAATTAATTTATTTAATGGGTCATGCCCAGACGTAATTCTTAAAATATTAGATTGGTCTAAACTTTCATCAAACCATCTATCAATTTTGTTTTCACCTATAAGTGTTGTACTCTCACCATTTGTTTTACAAAAACCATCTTGTGATAAAAAAAATGTTTCTGACCCAACTGTTTGAATACTACCATGTGCTATTGCACCTCGTTCTTGCTCAATGGCTCTAATTTGAAAGATAGATGAACCACCTACAAAGTTAAGTTGAAATATTTTATTTACACAAAGTATTATGCCAAACTCACCACCAACTATGCCAGTAATTTCTGATGTATCAAATAGTGTTTCTTCATCTGATTGGTCAACACCAATAGTCCAACTTGCATGATTGCCAATAGCAGACCAATGTAATTTATTTCTGTTTGTTGGTTGCCAACCACTAACTACAAAGTTCCTAACAACTGCTGTATGCCAATAGGTTGGTGGACTGCCACCTAAATCTGACCAACTTGTACTTGCATCTAACTGCCATACTTGAGGTGTATTAGAACCATTACTTGCAATGATATAGTTACCAAATTGAGTAAACTGCCAATCATTGTCAGCAGGTGTACTAAAAGTTGTGCTACCACTAACATCTGTAAATGTGTTGGCAAGATAACGATATAATTTTGTACTATCACCTGCAAAAGACGTTATGTTTCCTGCTGATGATTTAAAACTTGCAAAACCTTGACATCTATTGCCTAAAGCATTTGTACTTACTGGTGCTAGACCTTTTGTTGGCTTATAGCTTTTAAATGATGGCACTACATTTCTAGCCTCTGTCAAACCCTCGTTTCTGTATTCTGGGTGGTCTGGAGTCCAGTCCATGAATTGCTTGTAAGCCATAAACTTCTATTCCTCGTTTACAGTTGACCTCATAATCAATGGTGCGTCTTGGTTGTATTTATTCTTTGTATTTAAAGCCACAACCCTTTCAACTCCATTGTTATAAAAACTCAACCATTCTTGAATAATAGTAGGGTCAATACCTCTAATAAATGTGTGTGAAAAATATAATGCACCATACAAATAAACATCTGCATGATTTGTTAATATATCATTGTTATCACTATCATTAACTAATGTATCAAATTTCTTATAGTAATACATTTTAACCGAGTAGGTGCTATCTGGCATTGGGTAGAAATGTATATTATCACCAATGATAGTGTAAACCTCTGGTTGTCCTACTAATGAACCACCATACATACTAAATGCTGTTTCTGGTGTTACATACTGCAATGTATTTTTTTCACTACCATCTATATAAATAGTTGCAACACCTAAAAAGCCACTAGGCAATGCCTCTATTTCATCATTAACACTTAATGTAGCAAGATTAATCATCTTGTTGTAACCAATGTTAGCAAATTTACTGTTAAAGTCTTGTTCAGCTAGTGCAACAAAATCTGTTATCTCATTTGTTAAATCTGAACGACCTAACCAGTTAGCAATACTGGATTTTAGGTTTGCAAAATTGTTTAGTGCCATTTAAAAAGTTCCCTCTGATGTTCTTAAATATGCCCACTTGGGGTTATTTAGTTTACGTTGTAAATATTTGTGTTGTTCTTCACCCTCTAAACTGGTGAACATAAAGCCATCTTCTTGCAACCATTGGTATGCAATAATAGTTGGTATTTCTGCAATAGCCCTCATAGACTTATCTCTATTGTAACCACTGCCAAATTCATTTCTTTGTGCTTTGTTGTGTTTTAAGATGTTTTCTACATCTTGATATTTGTGTTCAATTAATGTTTGTGATTGTTCGTCTGCTTTAACAATCGTTCCCATTTCACCATCATGGGTATGCTCGTATGTTTTTACCATTTTTATTTGAATTGTTGATTAGTTAATTTTTTAGCTTCTTCTAAAAATTTCTTAATTAAATATAATTCAGCCTCTAATTTTTTAACTTTTTGTCTTAAACTTGAAATTGTGCATATAAAACCATGCCCACCATAAATAAGTTCATTAGTTAAATGCCAAATATCAGCTGACTCTTCATAACGCATTTCTAGTTCTTCTATGTAATCGTCTTTTGTCTTAACTGCTTTATCCATGCGACAAGAGTAAGTAAATTCAGCACCAGTTAATTGTAGTGGTTTATCTATCATGGCATTTTTTTAAAAATAGCACTCCACCTTTTAGTCCATGCGTTATGTTTAACATCTTCTGCTTTTTTCTTTAATGCTTTTTTACTTACTTTTCTATAATGTTTATAAAGTATAGACCAAACTGGTTTTACCTTATGCCAATATGCAGGTTTATTTTGTAAATTTAATTCTTTTTTAACTTCTTCAAGAGGTGTATTTAATTTAGAAGTCCAATCAATTTCTAAAAACCATTTTGATTTTTTTCCTCTTTGATAACTTTCGTAAGCAAGTTTAAGATAAACATAAACTGGTGAGGCTACTATAATTCTATATAATGGTGTTCCTTTTGGATATTTACTTGGCAAAAAAGTATTTCTTAATGCCATAAAAAAACTTGCATACAATATTGTGGCATAACTTTTTCGCCACTCTTGTGCTAAATTAAAAGACAATACGCAAACCTCACCAATCGGTGAGGTGTCATAACCATTAAAGAAATGTATAAGGTCATGTTGCAACATAGTTGCTTCTGCATACTTATTAAAATTAGTATTCTTCTTTCTTGTTGCTCTAAATGGGTTTAAACTTATAGTAAATAAATCTACAATAAATTCATCTTTACCCAACCACTTTTTAAACTCTGCACCAAAACTTCCTTCTGGGAAATTGTTTTCTTTAATTTTTAATCTTACTGGTAATTTTTCATTATAAATTATTTTTGATACTGGCATTTCACCAAACCTTTTAACGTGCTGTTTGGTGTCTTTTTTGTCTAAGGTATCAATAAATTTGAATATTAGTTCTATTGGTGGGTCAGCATCAGTTTGTAAGTGGGTTGCATACAACCAGATAAATTTTAATCGTGTCCACAACATATTATCTATAAATCATTATTACTTTACAATTATTGTTACTGTTATTTTGAATGGTTGCAGTTTCACTTGTCATTTCAACTAATTCAAATTTATTTACAGCAGTTTCGTTCCCCCCAACATTAATTTTGCAATTCTCACTAAAAAATAAATAACACTTAGAACCTTGTTTAGTTGCAACAGTCATTTGGTCTGGCAAATATTCCTCTGTTTGAGGCATTAGGCTTATGACTTTTTCAGTCCAATTATTTACATCATCATAAATAAAACAAACAAAGACAGTACCATCTTCAAGAAATTCTAATTTGCTTTTATTACAAGCCAATTCGTATGGAAAAGATGTGTCTAACCAATTTTTTTGTAGATAGCTTTCTTTGTAAGTAAATGAAACTGTATTATCAGTTGATGTAATTATTGCCTCACTATGTTCTGGGTCATTTTTTACAATGTCTGTTGCAAATTCAATATCATCATTAGATATTTGGTCATCTTCATCAAAAGTCCAAGTATTCTTAATGCTACCTTTTAAAATAAAATAATTATTTACCCTTTTAGCAACTTTATTATTATCTGGGTGATAGGTAAGTTTTTCAAAATGAGGTTGTTCGTTAAATTGTGTTCTACTTATTTCATTACCTATGTTTGCAGTACCAACACTATATTGTAGTTCATTATCAATAAAAAAATGTTGCCATTTATCAATATTAATTTTTAAAGTCATATTTTTTTTGGTTTTTTTGGTGTTTTGAATTTGTTTAAACTAAAATTTTTAGCACTTGCATTGCTTTCATCTATTGGTTTTTGGTTTTTCTTTTTCTCACTCATAATTTTATAAAAATTCTACATTTCCACTTGTGCCAGATGCAATCGTTGAAACATAAGCAGTCATAGTCCACCTACTAACACCACCATAATAATTGGAAGTAATAGTAGGATTCGTATTCCCACCCACAGTCATAATTGTATTACCGTCCCATTTAATGCCAGTACTACCAAATACTGATTGAAAAGAATTAGTACTCCCAGTATTTCCTTTTACAGCAAAATAACCAACAGCATACAAATCGTTTTGAATATAAATATGAGCAATAGTGTATTCAGTTCCATTAGACGCTTTAATAGTGAAATCTGTTCCACTACCCATACCACTACTATTTTCTAACATATAATCACCAGTTTCATTGTAACCAGTATAAGTACTATTAAATTTTTGGTTAGCAGTAGAGGCAATACCTCTTGTTAAAATTGCAAAATCATTACTAGGTGAGGTATTGTTTGCACCATAAAAATTGGAAAAA